AACTAAAAGTAAAAAATTATGTGGTATAAATCCTAAATCAGGATTATGTAAAAGAGGAATGAATAATGATACACATTTATGTGAAAATCCTCCTATTACTAACAAAAGATGTAAAAAAAGCAAAAAAAAAAAATCAAGTAAATCACCAATTAAAAGCAAAAGTAAAAGTAAAAGTAAATCACCAATTAAAAGCAAAAGTAAAAGTAAAAGTAAATCACCAATTAAAAGTAAAAGTAAATCATTTAATTCAAATATGACACATTATGAAGTTCTTGGAATTTCTAATAATGCTAATAGTGAAGAAATAAAAACTGCTTATAAAAAATTAGTTTTTAAATATCACCCTGATAGAGGAGGTCATAAACATGATTTTGTTAAAATTAAAGAAGCTTATGAAATATTATATGATAAAGAATTAAGAAAATTATATGATGATTATATTTTAGAATTAAAAAGTAAATCACCAGTAAAAAGCAAAAATAGTGATTTCAAAAAAACATCAAGACATAATTTAAATGTTATAAATGGTTATAAATTAATAAAATTATTGGGAAGAGGAAGATATGGTTCAGTATATAAAGTTTCAAAAAATAATAAAATATATGCTATGAAAATAGTTGCTGCTGGAAGTCCTACAACAAAAAAAAGATTTATTAATGAAGTTAAAATACAAAAAAAAGCTTCAACTTTAAATGTAGCACCTGATATTATTGAACATTTTATTCAACGTAATAATAAGAAAACAGAAGGTCATATTGTAATGGAATATATTGAAGGACCTACATTACGTGATTTATATTATAATTCAACAGAAAATAATACATCAATAGCACTTGAAGCTTTATCAAAAATTAAAATATTAAATGAAAATAATATTTTACATAGTGATTTAAATAAATTAGATAATATTATTTATGATAGAATAAATAATAAAGTATATATACTAGACTATGGTTTAGCAGAAGTTAGAAATGATATATTTGAAAATAAATATTTATTTGATTATGATATAGCACATTTAAAAGCAAGATTTAATTTATAAATTATAATTATATGAAAATTAAAATTAAATCTGATATTAACATTTTAAAAAAAAATATTGAAAATTTAAAAAAAGAACTTTACAATAAGCAAAAAGAATTATTAGAATTTAAAGATTTCTTTCATATTTTTGATGAACAAAATAAAGATATTATTCAATTTAATAAAGAAATAGAAAAATTAAATGATTCTCTTGAAAAAAAAATGTATAAATTTAAATTAGTTAAAAATCAATAAATTCCTTTAATTAAAATAAATAATTAACAGAATTTATAAAAAAAAATATATATATATTATATAATGGTTAATTATAAGAAAAAGTATTTGAAATATAAATTAAAATATAGTAATCTTAAAAATGGAGGTATGAATTTAGAAGAAGATTTAGAAAGAATGAGTTCTGAATCTGAATTTGATAGAAAAGTTGATATAATTAATACATTTTTAGAATATAATCAAAATAGAAATGTTGATTCACTTGACGAAGATTTTGAAAAAGTATTAAGAAATATCAATTTACAACTTCATCCGATTATGTTTTCTGCTGATAAAATTTATTATTATGAAAATACAAATAATGGTTGGGCTTTAAATTGGTCAGCTATAAACGATAATCCTAAAAATATAGATTTTAATCAATTAGAAAACATTATAAAAATATTAAAATACAGTATTCCTGAAATAAATATAATTAAAAAATGGAATGGAAATTTTAGTGATGTTTGGGATCCTGATGAATTTCCTGATGAATATCCTGATGAATGGTATGATGAAGATATTAATCTAATTTTTCATCATGATTTAGACGAAGATATTTATATGAAATATGAAAGTCCAAGATTAATCAAGATTCCAATGAGTTTAATTAATACTGAATACACAATACAAAATGTTAAGGATTTTATTTCAGAGAAATTAAATATAAGCTATCAGTTTTCAGATATACACTTTTATATTAAAACAGATAGTAAAACTTTATTACGTTTAGATAATAATGAGAAATTTAGTGATTATATTGAAATAAATGAATTACTCGGAACATTTGTTAAATTATATATTACAACTAAAATAAATAGTGAAAGTATATTAAAACAAAAAGGATTTGATATTATTTATGAAAATGAATTTACCTAAATAATTATATTAATTAAAATTAAAACTATCACTCTTAAAATAAATATATATAATAAATTGAATTTTTTTTATCTTAAAAATCAATAAATTTCTTTAATTATTTATTATAACATTTTTACACTTTTTCTAAAAGTGTTGTTAAAAACTTTTATTTTATTCATCATCACTTGATGATAATATTGTACATTTATTACTATATTTTCTTCTAAGTTCATTATTTTTATTTATAAAACAATCAAAACATAAATTAATTGATTTACCTGAATAACGAATAGTATTATCTCCATCATAATCTTTACCACATCCTCCTATACAATATTGATATTGACTCCCTACTAATGATTTTAACCAATATGATTTATTAGTTAATAATTTAATTTTATTTTTTTCATATATTTTTTTATAGTATTTATCTTTATTATATTTCATAAAAAAATCACACGGTTCATCTTCTATATCAAATAATTCTTTAATATCATCCCACATATTTTTTTTAGGACATCTAAAATATAAATAGTTTTTTTTTTCATTTTTTCTAATATCACAAGGTAATCCACACTTACAAGAAGGTAAATCATTTATAGTTTTATTATTTGGATACTTATAATCTATGTCAAATCTAGTGTATTTACCTCCTCTAATATTTTTCCAATTATCCTTATGAATATATATCATTTTCTCAACAATATTATTTTCAACCCAATATTGACAATATTCATCTTCATCACAATATTTATCAAAATCTTCATAAAGATCAAAACTATAGTCATTATTATTAACTTTTTCATTATATTCAATAAATCTACCAACTTTATTAAGTGGATAAATTGCTATAATATTTATAACAGGATATATTGATGTGTTTACGCCACCAGATTCATTTTTATGTTGCCAAAATCGCGAATACAATTTTTTTGTTTCACCTACATAATAATGATTATCCTGACATTGTAATATATAAATCCATCTCATTATATTATGTTAATGTATTTATTTAATTTTTAAACTAATTTTTATTTTTATTTAATATATTTAATATTGAATCTAAGTCAATTTCTTTTTCATAAATTATTATTTTATATGAATCTTCATTTCTAAATATACATTTTTCTTTATAAAATAATAAATCTATACTTGATAGAATATTTATAAATTCTTGTTCTTTAATATTTATCCACTTATCATAATTATATGCATAACTAATAATAAAAGTTTGATTTTCTTTTGCAGGTCCTTTTTGATTAATTGGTTTATATGCATATATACCTCCATCTTCAAGATGATCAATAAAAGGATAATACCCTAAAATTTTATTTTTTTTCATTAATCTTATTTTATTTTTAGGTGATTTTACTCTCCAAGAGTCTCCCCATACCTTAGTTTTTTTTATAACATATGACATTATTAATATAATATTTTATATATAAATCAATTTAGAATACAATATTAATTATTTCAATAAATTCCTTTAATTCTATCATTATTTTTATCAAAAATAGTTTCCATATGTAAATTTGCTTTATATTTTTTATTTAATATTTCTAATTCATAATTACCATTTATTATATAATCTTCATCTACATATTTATTATCATTATTTATATAACCATAACCTATTGATTTATTTAACATATGTGAAAAATTACCTCTTCTAATAAATCCAACACAAATATTATTTCTATAAATTAATTCATTATTAAATAATGGAATATTATCATCAATAGATAAACAAATTAATTTTTTTTTAACTCCATTTTTTATTTGATTATTTATAATTTCTGAACCTAAATATTTTTTGCTTTTACATAAAAATTCCATATTAGATTCAATAGGAGTATCTTCTGATGTTATATCTGAATTCCAATGTTTATAACCTTTTTCCATAGATAAAGATTCCATTGCATTATATCCAGCATCTATTAAATTATATTTATTTCCTTTATTATGTATTAAATCATATAATTCAACTAAATTATTACTTGGAATATGTAATTCATAACCTAATTCTCCAACATATGATAAACGTATAATACGTGTTCTTATATTATTAATATTAAAAATATTATTAGTAGAAAATTTTAGTTCTACATTATCTTTTAATATTAAATTAAGAATATTTTTACTATCTTTACCCATAATACTTAAAACACCATAATCTTCTGTAACATCTTTTATATTACAATTATTATTTTTAATATGTTTATTTATCCAATCAAAAGTATATTGTCTAAAAGAACCACTAACTATTATATAATATCTATTATTATCTATTTTATTAACTGTTATATCTGATTCAATTCCACCTTGATTATTACACATTAAAGTGTAAACTGTACTTCCAATTTTGCTTTTAATTTTATTAGTACATAAATAATCTAATAATTTATGTGAATCTTTACCTTCTAAAATAAATTTACCAAATGATGATTGATTAAATAATACAGTATTATTTCTACAAGATAAATGTTCTTTTCTTATATTATCAAAATTTAAACTCCAATTAAATGTATAATACTTTTGAAGTTCTTTATAATAATCAGAATTAATAGGATTAATATAATCTTCTTCATTAATATTATGTTCAATTTTATTATTTGAATAATATAAAGGTACTTCAAAATTACCTGAAGAACCAAAAATACAACCTTTTTTTAATAATGTATCATATAATTTATCTTTTATCAAATTTCTGCCTGATAAATGTTCATCATGAGGCCATACAATATTATAATTTTTAGCATAAGATTCTATTGAAGAATCTTTAATCCATTTTTCATTATTAACTATTGATGAATGAAATCTCTTAATATCATAATTATAAATATTTTTGCTTTGTCCTGAATGTATTAATTCTGCTAACATACTACTAAAACCACCACTTGTTGTTATACCCATAGAATTATGACCACAATTAAAATATAATCCTTCTACAATAGATGATTCGCCAATTAATGGTTTATGATCTGGTGTAAAAGATTCAGGACCACAAATAGTTGATTGAATTCCTATGTCATTAATTATTGGAATTCTATGTATATGAGATTCTATATGTTGTGAAAAAACATCCATATCTAAATCAAATAATGAAAATGGAAAATCAATTGGTTTCCAACACAAAGGATTATTTTCATATCCACCAATAGCTAATTTATTTCCTTGTAATTTAAAATATGTAGCAAAATCATGATCTCTTACATTAGGCATATTTTCGATATTTGGTATTTCATCTGTTAAAATATAAGCATGTTTCATAGGTAAAAGTGGAATACTTAAATTATTTTTTTTACATAATTCATTTGACCATACACCTAAACAATTAACTACTTTATTAGTATAAATAATTTCATTTGATGTTTTTACTCCTATTACTTTATTATTTTCTATAATAATATTTTCAATATTTGTATTTTCCTTTATTTTAGCACCATTAATTGTAGCATATTTAGCATAAGCTCTTGTTAATCCATCAGGTTCAATTGTACCATCATCTTTACAATATAAACCACCTACTACATCTTCTACATTCATTAAAGGATATAAATCTTTAATTTCAGATTGATTTAATATATAACTATTAATATTATAATACTTACATAAAGTATGCATTCTTTTATATTCATCTAATCTTTCATTTGTTGTAGCAATAAATAAACCTCCATTATTATTCCAACCAACATCTACTTGTGTTTCTTTTTCTAAATTATTTAATAATTCTTTTGTTTTTAAAGATATTTCAATATCTTTATAATTTGGTCTGCAATTCCAAAATAAACCAGCACTATGCCAAGTAGTTCCTGCTGTTAATTTATGTTTTTCTAATAAAATTGTATTATTTATTCCTTTTTTTGATAAATGATATAATGTGCTAGCACCTGATACTCCGCCACCCATTACTACTACATCTGTATTATAATATCTTTTAAATGAATTTGTTAACATTTTTTTATTAAAAGAAAATTTAATAAAATTCATATAATAATATTAATATATTAAAAAAATTAATTATACAAAATAAAAATGATTTTTTTTTATTATATTTATAATAATGCCTAAAACAAAGAAATGTAAATGTAAAGGATGCAAAGAAAAAGTTGCTTATATTATTGGATTATGTAAATGGTGTAATAAAGAACATTGTTATCTTCACAGAATTCCTGAACAACATAATTGTCCTGGTTTAGAAAAATGTAGAGAAGAAAGTTTGAAAAAAAATGAAGATTTACTAGTAGATTGTAATTTCAAAAAAATTGAAACAATATAGAAATGTAATAAAATGATTTATATTATTTTTTTTATAGTAATGTTAAATACTCTAGAATATAATATATTAATTACTTATATTTTAAAAGAAATAAATTTATCAAAATGTTTATTATTAAGACGTTCTTGTAAATATATTTATAATATTACAGATATAAATGATAAAGATAATAATGAATATATTTGGAAATATTTTTATATAAATAATATGAATATAAACTATAGTATTACAAATAAAAGTGTTCATATATCTAATTATTATTGTGTTTGGAAATCATGGGATATAATAGTTAAAAATTTAATATATAATAAATTTATGAATTCAGATAAATTTAATAATTTTATCACAATAGAAAATGATAAATTTATAAAAAATATAGAAGAAATAGAAAGATTAGATGATTTAAATTATTTTAAATCTATATTTAATGTTGACTGTTTAAAATATAAAGAAATTATTAAAAATACTCTTTTATATTTTGATTTTAATAAAACATTATCTACATATTATGAATTTTCACAACAATATAAAAAAGTAAAAAACAATAATCCAACAATTAATTTTTGTCCTTGTAAAGAACATTATAGAATAGATACATTATCTACTTTTAAAAAAAAAGTTATTAATTATAAAAATTATTTTAAAGAATTATCAAAAAGATACTTAACAAAATATAAAAAACAAATAAAAACTTTTGAAATAGATAATATTAAATTTACTCATAAAGTTAATTGTTTAAATAGAGAAATTAAAGAAAAACAAAAAGAATTAGATTTATATAAATCTAAACTATTAGAAAATAAAAATTTAACTGAAAATTATAAAAATGTAAAAATATTTTTAAATAAATAATTTATTTACTAAAATTATAATGGAATATCATATAATGAGTGATTTACACATAGATAATTGGAATACTAATTTAGAATGTAAATATCCACTTGGTTTAAGAAAAAATAATCCAATTAAATTTGAAGACAATTTAGATAAAATTTTAATAATACCAGGTGATATTTCTGATGACTTTGATTTATCATTAGATTATTTAAATAATATATCAAAATATTATAATAAGATAATATTCATTGATGGGAATCATGAACATGTTTCAAAATATCCAAGTTTATATAAAAAAAAAGATATGATAATAAAAACTAATAATTACAATAATAATAAACTAATATATTTATCAAAAGAACCATATGTAATTAATAATACTGTTTTTATTGGAAATTGTGGATGGTGGGATTATAATAAAGAAAAAAATATAAATAATTATATAGATTATTTTGACAATTGGATAGATTTTAATGAAAAAGATATAAATTTATTTCATAAAAATGTATTAATTAAATCTTTGATAGAATTCTATTATTTAAAAGAAAAATTAAATAATTACCAAGATAATGATAATATAAAAAATATTGTTATTGTAACTCATACAATTCCACATAAAAGATTTTGTAAAGAATTATTACCAAACAATATAATTAATGATAATTATGACTGTCTTTTAAATTCATTATTTGAATCTATTAATAAAAAAACATATTCTAAAATTTCACATTGGATATTTGGTCATGTACATTGTTATTATAATGAAATAATTGATGGAATTCATTATATATGTAATCCAAGAGGAAGAGTAGAAGATTATGATAGGGTTGAATACAAACCAATAACAATAGAAATTTAAATATTTTTTAAAGAAATATATTATATATATATATATATATATATAATGAATTTAGATTCAATAAATAATCATTATAAAAATAAATATTTAAAATATAAAAAAAAATATTTGAATATAAATGGAGGAAATAAAAAAAAAAATAAAAAGCAAAATAATACATCAAATAAAAAACAAAATATTATATCAAGTAAATTTCAATTAATTCCGGATTATAAATCAAGAAAGTATTTAAATAATATTGATAATGCTAATTATTTTTTATCATTATTAGAAATTTGTTTTGAAAACGATAATGATGAACAATTTAATTTAAATAATGTAAATCTAAACAATTGGATATTATTAATGGATAATGAAGAAATAATTGGTTGTTTAAGTTATGATTTCAATGATGATTTAAGTATAAAAATTTCTAATGTATGTAATTTTTCATCAAAATATAGAGGAATTTGTAAATATTTAGTTAGTAATTTTTTAATAATGTATCAAAATAATTATTATTATTTATATGTAAATAATAATAATATTGGATCAATTAGATGTTATGAATCTTGTGGTTTTCAAAAAATATCAGAAGAAAATAATATAATTAAAATGTTATGTGAAAAAAAAAATATTATTGTATTTGATGATAGTATTATTAAAGAAATAAATAATGAAAATATTATGAAAGGTGGTTTTCAAATTTTATTAGATAGAAATATGTTAAATAATCTACATAAATTAAATCATAGTAAATATAAAGAAGAAAGAGACTGTATATTATGTAGTTTATATTATCTTGGTATAAAAAATATTGATGATTTTGTACAAACACTTGAATCAAATAGTCTGATAGATGAAATTCAATATTTTAATAAGATTATTAAATATATAAATTATCTAAAAAAACATAAACCAAATAATATAATTTATGATGAAAATCAAGGAAAAGATTTAACTATTGATGATTTAAAATATGAAGATTATTATTTATATTATAATAAAGAATTTAAATCTGACTATTTTTCAGAAATAGATAATGTTATAATGATTAATAAAGATATGAACTCAATTAATAAATATTTGAATAGTAAATTATTTAGATATAAAGTTGAAAAAGATTTTGAAGACTTTGTAGATTTTATAGATAATGGTGAAGAATTAAACGAAAGATTTAATAAATTTGAAGAAATATATAAAAAATGGTGTTATAGAATATTAACAACTATATTTCAAAAAATAAATCCTGGTTTTGCTACATTTTTAAATATACACTATAAAGGTAATATTGTTAGTGAAGAAAAATCTATTCCACCAAAAATTGGAGAATATGGATATTTTTCATATGATATGCAACAAGATAATTATGATAAATTTGAAGTATTTATTGAAAGTAATAATAATAAATTAATAAATAAAGAAGTACATTATTCTATGAAAAATAATATTTCAGATGAAGATGATTATAATGTTGGTAAAATACATGATATTACTAGTCTTCCACACTATAATTATAAAAATTCAGATGTTTTAGGACACATGTTAATTATTTTTAAAGATATAAATAATTATGTTTATTTTATTGATAATCAATCAGGTGAAGTATATAAAGGTTTTGAAGATATCTATGAAAATTATATAAAATATTTTGGTATTGAATATTTTAAAATAATTAATACTAAAATTTATTTAAAACCAATTGAAAATCCTAATAAAACTCCATCAAATTATACTTCGATAAAACATTCTAAATTTAAAAAACAACAAAAAATATTAAATAATGTAAAAACTACTGAAGATATACAAAAACAATATGGCTCTATAGAAAATATACAAACACAAATAGAGTTATTACAAGAATTACAAAATTTATTACAAACAGTAGAAAATCCAAGACCCAGTGAAACACCTGTTAATTTAGAGTAATTATTTTTATATTATGGTTTTTCACCTTGTTTAATTCTTATATTAATATCTTCAATTACAGGTATTAATTCTTCAAATTCATCTATTACATAATGAGCATTGCTTTCATTTTGTAATTTACTACGTGAATTATTTTTTTTTTCATTTTTTTCTTTAACAGACATATTTTTCCATTGTTCTAATGAATCTACATTCATATAATTACTATAAGCAGAAATACCTACAGTCCAACAACCTGCATTTAAACCTTCATGAATACCTGTAATTGTATCATCTACTTTTACAACACTTTGAATAGGATAAGTATCTAATTTAAATAAATTTTTCCATAACATAAAAGGTTTAGGTCTTGAACCTAATTTTTTTTCATCATCACTAAAATCATCACAAGCTGTTGTTGTATTAAAATCTAATCCTTTATCTTTTGTATTTTTAATAATACAATCAACCATTTCTCTATTAAATCCAGTAGTTGTACCAAATTGTATATCATTTTTTCTTAATAAATCCATAGTTGATGTAACTTTTGGTAATAAATTACAATATTCAGGTAATACTTCTAATTGCATAGGTATAAAAGCATTATATATATTTAAAATATCTTCTTGTGTTGATTGTCTATTATAAACTTTTTTAAACTCTTCTTGAACTCTTGGCATTTCTAAAATTTGAGCAATATGTAAATCTTTTCTTATTCCCATAGGAACTCTTGCTTCATTCATTGTAATGTCAATATGAAATTTATGAAATACTTCTTTAAATACAATTGCAGGAGCAATAACAAATGGATCAACACAAGTTCCACTATTATCTAATATAATAGTTTGAACTTTTCCGTTATAAATATTATTAAAATATGGATTTCTTAATTTACTACCAATATTTTTATTAGTAAATGATGATAATGTTTTGAAAAATGACATTTTTTTAGTTATATAAATATATTAATAAATCTTTAAATAATATTTTAATTTTTAAAATAATTATATTTATAAAATATATTTTTATTAATAATATATGATTAATAAAGTTGGATTTTATATAACACAACAATTTAAAACATTTATGAATAATCAATATGAACATTATGATAAAATGTTATATTATAGTTATAATGAAATTGCTTTATTATCATTTGGAACATTAAATAATAATAATTTATCTAAGAAATCAATAAATTTTATAAAAAATATGAGAGAAAAAGGTTCTACAATTATTCATTGTCAAGATTACTCTGAAATAATTTATAAAAATAATAAAGTATTAAATTCTAATTTACGAAATAATATTAAAAATATATCAAATTATACATTGATTGATAAAGGATTAAATATAGAAAAAACACCTATAAATATATGTAATTCAGAAAACAGTAATATTTTTATTGATATAAATATAGATTATGATAAAGATGTATTAACTAATAGTTCAACAGAAATATTAAATTTTTTATATGAGAAAAAAATTAAATTAATTGTTGCTTTTGGTAATCATGATGATATGTTTCTATTAAATAATGCTTATAATTTAAAATGTTATTTAAGATATGGTTTTCCAATAATCATATCTATAGATTTATGTAATAATTTATATAATAATATATCTATAAAAGATTATTATGAACAACATATTTGTCCTACAATTAACTCAAATGAAATAATTGACTTAAATAAAAAAACTTTATATATTGACATTGATAATACTATTACTATTGGTGATAATTATAATGATTGTATTTGTATTATAGATATTGTTAACAAATTAAATAAATTATTTGAAGAAAATAAATATAATATTATTTATTGGACTTCAAGAGGATGTATAAGTAATAAAGATTATTATGATTTTACAAAAAATCAATTAGCAGAATGGAATGTAAAATATAATATATTAATAACAAAAAAACCCTTTTTTGATAAATTTATTGATGAAAAATCAATTAATTTAGATAATACTAATTTAAATATTATTGATGAATTATAATTAAACTTTTATTTATATATTACTATTCGTGTAATAAGTATAAAGACTTAATGACAATAAAATATATAATATTAAATGGTTAGCAATTTTATAAATCAATATTTTCAAGATTTTAAATATTATATAAATAAATATGGAGAAAAAACGATTTTATTAATTCGTGTAGGTGATTTTTATGAATCTTATGCTGAATCTAAAGAGTGTGTTTTATATCCATATATTGTAAATTATGCTGATCAATTAGATTTTGCTATTAAACAATTAAAAGATAAAATTATGACAGGTTTTCCTTTTTATACATTAGAAAAACACGTAAATACATTATTAAAACATAATTTTGTAGTTATTGTTTTTGAACAAGTAAAAGATAATAATGATAATGTAATTGAACGCAAATTATCTGATATATATACTCCTGGTACTCATTTAGATACAGTAACAAAAGATGATAAAGAATTATTATCAATATATATTGATGTATATTCATATCAAAATCAAAAAATATATGAAATTTCTGTATGTAAAATTAATATTTGTACAGGTAAAAATTATATTTATGAAATTGAACCAAAAGTAAATGATATAAATTATTCATTAGATGAATTATATAAATTTGTTCATAGTAGTAATGCAGCTGAAATAATTATAAATATTACAAATAAAGATGAATATAATAATGTCATAAATTTTTTAAATATAAAAGATTTATATTATAAAATTTATGAACCAGAATTAAATTTTAAAAATATAAATTGTCAAAAAGAATTTTTAGATGATATTTTTAATAATAATACACAGTTAGATATTTTTAATTATTTAAATATTGATGAATTTAAAGGAAATGGTGGTCGTATAGCTTATATTTTATTATTATTATATATTAAAGACAATAATAAAATTTTACTAAATAATATTAATTTACCATTAGTATATCAAGAAAATTTCAATATGATTTTAACAAAAAATGCTATAAAAAGATTAAATATATTAACTGATCAACATAATAAAGGTGTATTCGACATTGTAAATTTTACAAATACAATAATGGGTAAAAGAGAATTAAAAAAAAGAATATTATATCCAATTTTTAATAAAGAAGAACTAAATAGAAGATATGATTTAACTAAATATATTTATGATAATAATATTCATTGTAATATTATTAGTGATAAATTAAAATTATTATATGATTTAGACAAATTAAATAGATTAATATGTACTAAAAAATTAAATAAATCTAATCATTTAGTATATTTAATAACTAATATTAATATTATTAATGATATAATTAATTATATTAATGATAATAATTTATATAATATTGAACAAGAAAAATTAATTTTATTAAAAGAATTTCATAATGAATTAAATGAAAAATTTAATATAGATTTAATAAATGATAGTGAAGAATTAAATATTTTTAATAAAAATATTTATGAAGAATTAGATAATGTAAATTTTGAAAGATTAAAAAGTAAATGTTTTATAGATTTATTTTGTAAAGAACTTTCTATAAAAATACAAAGTCATGAAAATTTAAATAAAAAAAAACAAACTGAAATAGATGAAAATAAATTATTATTAAAATTTATTAGTAAAACAGATAGAACTTTTGTTGTAGATTTTAAATTTGAAATTACAGAATCAAAAGCAAAATTAGCACAACATATAAATAAAAAATGGTCATTAAAAATTAAAAATAAAGATTTTGATTTAAATGAAAATATATCATTTCAAGATATAACTTGGAAACATAAAGATAAAAAAACTTCACCAACAAATATTATTTTAGATAATCATGTAGAAAATCATTATAAAAATTATTTTGAATTAAAAAAACTAATAGATAATTTATTTCAAGATTTATTAGAAACATATTCTAATAAGTATTGTAATTTATTAATTTATTTATCAGATGTTATAAGTGAAATTGATATTGCTTGTAGTAATTACAAAAATATTATTAAAAATAATTATTGTATTCCTGTTATTGAAGATAATCAAGATTCTTCATATGTAAAAGTTAATGCAATACGACATCCAATTATTGAACATTTAATTGATACAATATATATAACTAATGATGTAGAATTAAATGAAAATGGAATTTTATTATATGGTACAAATGCTTCTGGAAAAAGTAGTTTAATGAAATCAATTGGATTATCAGTTATATTAGCACAAGCAGGATTATGTGTTCCAGCTTCATCATTTATTTATAAACCTTATTATCACTTTTTTGTAAGAATAGGTTCGGATGATAATTTATATATGAATGAATCAAGTTTTACAAATGAAATGAATGAAGTAAGAGATATTATGAAACGTTCTAATAATCATAGTTTAATTATTGGTGATGAATTATGTTCCGGAACAGAAGTAACATCTGCTACTTGTATTGTAGCTTCTACAATTAGTTATTTATCATCACAAAAATCGAGTTTTTTATTTGCTACACATTTTCATCAATTAACAGAAATAGAAGAAATAAATAATCTGCCTAATTTACATATTAAACATTTATCTGTAATATTTGATAATGAATTAAATTGTTGTATATATAATAGAATATTAAAAGATGGACAAGGTTCAAATGAATATGGATTAGAAGTAATGAAATCATTAAATATGACACAAGATTTTGTATCAAATTGTTATAAAATAAGAAATAATGTTAATGGATTATATAACTATAAACAATCAAATTATAATAAAAATAAAGTGTTAGGATTATGTGAAGTATGTAAAGAAAATGAAGCTATTGATACACATCATATTACACACCAAGAATATGCTGATGAAAATGGAAATTTATCACATTTTCATAAAAATCACAAAGGAAATTTAGCTGCTTTATGTAAAGATTGTCATGATAAACATCATAGAGGAATTATTAATATTGAAGGATATAAAGATACAAATCAAGGTCGTATTTTATACGTTAATAAAAATGAAATAGAAAAAAAACAAGAAGAGAATACTAATATTGAAACTAATGATTTAAATGATGAAGAAATTAATTTTATAATTGAATTAGATAATAATAGTAATATTAAAAAAAATCAAATACAAACTATGTTTTATAATAAATTTGTAAAACAAATAACAGATTATAAAATAAATAAAATAAGAAAAAATAAAATTGAATTTAATAGTAAAAAAAAAATTTAATATATAATATAATTATATATGTTTGTTGGAAAAAAATATAAAAAATCAACAAAAAGAAAATCATTAAAAAGAAAATCAATTAAAAGAAAATCAACAAAAAGAAAATCAACAAAAAGAAAATCAATTAAAAGAAAATCAACAAAAAGAAAATCAACAAAAAGAAAATCAACAAAAAGAAAATCAACAAAAAGAAAATCAACAAAAAGAACATATGGAGGTATGGAGAATTACGCGCAGTTGGAAGCATCAGCATGGGCGGAGGAACTAGAGGCGGCAGCAAGAGAGGAACAGGAAATGACATCGATAAAAGAATACAAGGAAGATTTTAAATTAGAATTGGATAAGACAAATATTAATCTACTAAAAAATAATACTATAGTTTGTGTATTTGGTAATAATTCTTTAGATAGTATATATAGAGAACTAAATATTGTCAATTATAAAGCTATATATGCTATTGGTGACGAAGAACCAAAAGAAACATATCAAAAAATAGGTAGTTTTAATTTAAATGATATTAAACAATATTATTTAAATTATTTTAATAATAATGACTTCTGGAATTCAGTGGTTAAACATAAGGAATATGATACTGATTTTCTTAATAATATTTCAATAGACGTATATATAGTAGACACAAATCCTAATTTATTTTATGTTACATCAACAAATAGTCCACAATTAGATACAGATAAACATTGGATGAACGGTATTGGTCCTAAGAGATTTGTTGGTCAATGTTTATGGTATATGAATATTCAAAAAAATAATTATCCTTATTTTATCGGTATAGATGATACAACATGTTTATTATCTTCTATTAATATTGAATCTGATGAATCTATAGTTCGACTTTCACATGAAAATAAAATATTATGGGAAGATGGTATAAAATTGTTCTACAATTTTGTAATTAATAATAATTTTAATAATATGGATGATTTTATATTTGGTTTTGCTAAAGCTACAGAAAGTTACTTTGCAAGTACAAATAATTCTACTTCTGTGTCTTATTCAATTTATAAGTTTATATGTATGAGTGGTAATGTATTAAATAATGTCTGGTATGATCCATATTTAATTCAATTCAAAGAAGATGTAGATTTCCTTTATAGATGTAAAATACATGAAATACAAGGATACAAAATGCCTAATACTATTGTATGTAAATTAGATGAAGATAAGAAATGTAATAATAATATGCTTCCTTCTTCTCAAATAGTATTATGGAATAATACAGCTGAATATTACTATAATATGTTTTATCGTTTAATTTATTTAGATCATAATAAATATTTTGGATATTATTCCGGCGAGCTATATCCATCTTGTTTAATACCTATTTTTAATAATTTACAACCTAGTTTTGGATATTCAGCACAAGAAATATCAGATAAATTTGAACAACAAGAATTTACTTTCAATGGTCAAATTACTTTTATTAACCAAAACGATGAAAAAACAACTGTGAGTGAAATAACTGTTTCACCATCATATGCATTTGTATATCAATATCCTAATAATAAGTTGAGATGTGGTTTTAAACGTTATGATACAGCAGCATTCCAGATTCTTACTTCATTTGGTGAACATTTAATTGTGAAATATGAAACATTTCAAAATGCTATTTTAGAATTAACAGGAGGAATACCAAAAGATACATATTCTATTAGTACATTTGGTAGTTCTAAGCGTTCAAGGCGTCAAACTAAAATGTATAATCCCGACGAGAGCCGGAATAAACTCAAACCCAAACCCAAACAAACAGTAAAATCACGAAAGAATAAATCTCAAGAACGTCGCAGAAAAGAAGTTTCCCAATCTCAGAAAAATAAACGCGATAAGTTCAAGAGTGAAAGACGCATGCTCCCTAATCAATGGACTTGTAATAATTGTACCTATATTAACAAGTGGTCGAATAATAAATGTGAAATGTGTGCAAACCCCCGGCCTAAACAATGGAATTGTAATACATGTACCTTTTTAAACAATTGGTCGAATAATAAATGTGAAATATGTGGAAGTTTCCGGCCATAACTTGGCAGGCAATAGTCACTTCAATAACCCATTTCTTTGAACACATTACGGGACAAAAAAAAATCTTACAATATATTATAAATATGTATTAAAATCCTAAGTATTGTGGATATAATTTAGCTCCTAATATTCTTAACTGTGGTGTTTTATTATAATAATTATATAATTTGTTTATAACAAAATTATCATTAGATTCTTTAATTAAATTATTTCCTAATGGATAATAAGCAACTCTTGGTAGATAATTTACATTATGAAGATTATAAGAATCTGTTAATCTTCTTAAAGATGAAAAATTATTACGTTTTTTACTATTTCTTTTTTTACTTTTTCTTCTGCTATTATTTTTACTTTTTTTTCTACTATTTTTTTTGCTTTTTTTTTTACCACCTTTATATTTACGTGATTTTTTATTACAATGACTATTTAATTTACGTGATTTTTTATTACAATGACAATGACTATTTAATGTACGTGATTTTTTACGTTGTACCATTATATTATATAAAAATATTTAAATATATAAAATAATTAAATAAATTTATTATATGGATATATTGTATTTATTAAAAGATTTTGATAATAATTATAATATTTTAGATAATTTAGATTTTAAAAGTATTATAAATATTCTTTTTATAAATAAAATATTAAATAGTACATTTAATAAAAAAGAAAATTTTTGGAAAATATGCTGTATATTATATAAAGATAAACATTTTTGGATTTTATCTAAAATGAGAACTGAAAAACAATTTATAAATTGTGATAATTCTTTAACATTTAAACAACAATTAAGAAATATATTTTTTTATGATAAATTATTAAATAATACAAATACAAATTATTCATATTATTATCAATGGTTAATGATTGAATATTACAATAATAATAATGATATTGTATATAATATGATTAAATATTTATTAGAAAATAATATTATACAAATTAAATCTAGTTTATTAGAAAATTTTTCTTTAAAAACAATTTTAAATATATTAAAACAAAAAAAATAAATAAATTTTTATTTTGTTATCTTTATTACTTTATTTTATTTCGTTTTTTTGTATTTGTTTTACTACAGATGTTTGTTGATTAACTACTGGTAATTCTTGTTTTACTATAGATGTTTGTTGATTAACTACTGGTAATTCTTGTTTTACTACTGGTACTTGTTTTATATTTTTTTTAATACATTTACAATTTTTATTTTCTTTTATACCATGTGTATAATAATGTATTTCTGCTTCTTTTAAATTATTTTTTCCAATTAATTTTTGTAAATCTTCATGATTATCTAAATAACATTGCCAGTCGCAATTATTAAATTTTTTATTATGTAAAGCCATAATACGATGTAATTTTAATTTTAATAATTCTAATAATTTTATATTATCTTGTGGATTAGTTTTAATATAAGAATTAATGAAATTATTATAAGTTAAAATATTATTAAAAATATTATTTAATTTATTTTTTTCATTTGTTTGTTGTTTTTGTTTTGAAGTTATATTATTATAAATAATAATTAATTCTTGTTTATATTTATCAATTAATTTTTTATTTTTTGTATTATTATTATTAATATTATTAATTTCTACTTCATCTTTTAATTTAATTAATTTTTCTTCATTTAATTTAATTGATTGTTGTAATTTAGTTATATTTGTATTATAATTTTTAATTTTATTATTTATATTTTGTATTTCTTTTAATATATTATTATAATTTAATACTAAATTATTATAATTATTAATACTAGTTTCAATTTTATTAAAAATATTTAATTTATGATTTAAATTTTGATTATTACTTACATTTTCATCATTATTTACATTTTCATCATTATTATTTACATTTTCATCATTATTTATATTTTCATTGTTATTTACATTTTCATCGTTATTTACATTTTCATCATTATTTATATTTTCATTGTTATTTACATTTTCATCGTTATTTACATTTTCATCATTATTTACATTTTCATTATTTTCATCATTATTTATAATTTGATTATTATTTAATTTAATTTCTTCTATTTGTTTATTAATTTGATTAATTTGAATATTAATTTTTTGAATTATATCTTTTGAAACATTATTTTTTTTAGCATTAATTAAATCATTAGTAGAATTATATAAATTTTTATATAATTGTGTTAAATTGAATTGTTTATTTCTTATTGAAATATTTAATTTATTTTGTATATCAGTTAAATTATAAGTATATTTTTCATCTAATTTATCTGATAATATTTTATTATTATCATAAAAATCTTTATTTACATAAATTATATCTTTATTACCACCTATAATTGTTTTATTATTATTACAAAAATATAATAATATTAATATTAGTAAAATAATTAATATAAGGTACATTATATAATATAAAAATATAAAAATAATATAATTATAAATTATATGTTTAATGATGATTTATTAAATACAAATCCTAATGAAAATTTATTAGATAAATCAATACAAGAAACAAAGAATATAACAAATAAAGTAGAAAAAACAACAAAATTAAAAAAAACAATAATAACAATAGATTCTCGTAATAGAATTAAAAAAAATAAAATAATAACTGAATTATGTCAAAATGTGGGTAATAATATAATAAATGTAATTGGTTTTAATAAATTGTTAATAAACCATAATAATCATAATTTAATATATACAGATGAAATTATATTTAAAAATGTAGAAGGTAATATAGGTAATATTCCATTAGAATTAATAAATTATAATAATAATAAAGGAGGACCTATATTTTCAATAAAAATTATTTCTAAGAATTCATATGAAATAGAATTAAATAAGCAAATATTAAATGCAATATCCATGACACAAGTTGGTGGTAATAATATAGTTATAGAAAAAGTAGTAGATTTTGTTCAAGGTTATAGTAATGCTTGTAGTTATCGTATAGATTTAGGTAAAAAATTTATTAATATACGTAAAATTAAATTATTAAGTATTGAAATGCCTAACGCTCAATTTGCAATTAGAAATAAACAAAAAGATAATTTATTTGATACATTAAGAAAAGAAGATTTTAATACACCAAATGATAATATTTATTGGATTAATGAAGATGAAAAAATTGTATTAAATGAAAATTTTCTAATAAGTAATAATAAATTATTACAATTAAATAATAATGAAAATGTAAATAATAATAATAATATATTTAAAGCAAATGATAAAATTGAATCATTATTTAATAAATTAGAATATAAATACAATAGTATAACAGAAGATAATTTAAAAAAAAAAACAAAAGAATTAATTATATTTTTAAATAATTTAAAAAATCAAATTTTAATTTTAAATAAATATTTAAATAATAAAATAGATTTATCATTAGATTATTTATTTAATTTTAATATAAATTTAAATGGTAGTTTATTAATTAATAGTTCATTATTAGAATCAATAATTTATAATCCATTTTTAAATTATAATATTACAATTTCTAATAATACATTTGAGTTATTATCTGAATATGATATAAAAAAAGGTGGTATTGTTAAATTATTAACAAATAATAATATATTAATTGATATTATTATAACAAATATAGGTTATGATTATATAGAAGATGAAATAGTAAAAATATTATTAATTGATAATGATAATGTAGAAAGAGAATTAATAATAAAATTAAAAAATAAAAATATAAAAACAAATATAAAATTTTATTTAGAAAATCCATTACAAAATAAAATAGTACCACAATTAAATATTGACAATATTTATTTTAAAGAAGAACATTTTAATACTGATAATGTTACTTCTGAAGAAGATTTATTTAATTTAGTTAAAAATGTATATGATGAAAATAATGATACTTATATTGTTAGGAATAATAATAATATATCAAAACAAGCTACATCAAATAAATTTATGTTAGGATTTAAATTTGATAAATCTATAATAATAAATAGATATACACTTAAAGTGCCAAAGTTAGTTATAGAAAAATTATTTGGTTTATGTAATATTAGAAAAGGTTCATTAAATAAAATTATAGGAACAGATACATTATTTAATAATAGTGTAAAATTATATGATATTTTAAAAATTGGTAATATAAAACGTCGTGTATTAGAAATAGTAAGTAATACAGAATTAATAACTGAATATTGGGATCAGGAATATTTTAATGTTAGTATAGAAAAGAGTTCACATGAATATCCTAAAAAATGGAAATTTCAAGGTTCTAATGGAACTATTTCTAATAAAGTAGAAAATAATTTAAAAATTTATAATTATGAAGAAAGTGATGTATCTTGGGAAACTATAGAACATATAAATATTGATAATATAAATTATTTAGAAGATAAAAGTATTGAATTAATTTACAATTGGGATACTGATAATATATATACATTTGATTTAAATAATACAAAAGAATATAAATATTATAGAATTGTTGTATCATCAAATTTTAGAGGTGATTTAAATATTGATATAAATGACAAAATATATTTATCTGAATTCAGAATGTATACTTATATTTATAATAGTAATATATTTTACAATGATTTATTATTTGAACATGATATTTTATGTAATTTTATTGATTATTATAAAAAATATATAATAGATAATAGTGTAAGTTCAATATTATATAATAATAATGACATTGAACGTTCTGATTTATTATATAAATTACATAATGAATTAGAAAAAAAAGAATTAACAAATATAAGTGAACGTAAAGAATTTATAAAAAATAATTATATTAGTATAATTTCAACTAGAATACAAAAATATGATAGTATATATAATAATTCATTAGATGATATTTTATATGATAAAATACAATTACATTATAAATATATAGATGATGTATTATTTAGAAAACTAAAAGAAATTATTAACATATATAATAACTATAGTTATAATGGTAGACTAGAAAACATTCATGATAAAGTTTCAAATATACAAAAAGAAGATTATTGGAATATAAAAAACAATTTTACAGATGAATATTATATAGAAAAAGTAGAAGAAATAAATAAAGATTATATTGTAGAAGGATTACCTAATGAAAATTTATCTTATAAAAATATTAATACAAAAGTATATACTTTATATCCAATACATAATATTGTAATTCAACAAGGTAATTATAATGAAAGCAAATTTATATCAGAAGTTGTATCTAAAATGAATTTTACACCTAAATTAAGATATAATTATAATCGTAAAGATTTTGAAGAAGATATAGAATATGATGAAAAATTATTATCTGAAATAAAACCTGTATATCATAAATTTGAAATTAGTCTTAATGGTGTAAAACAAACAATTAAAATAAAACAACGTAAAAAAATATTTCAATATTCAAATGCTAATAAAGATATTTCTAATGAAAATGGTCCTATATATTGTAATGAAAGTTATCCTTATTTATATATTAAACATAGAAATCATAATTTTAAAACAGGAGATATAATTGATATTAATGGTGCTTCTGGTGTATTTAATATTTCTGCAGGTGAAATTAATATTAGTCATTCTATATATGTTCATGATACATATAGATGTAGTTTAAGGTTATTATATCCAATTATATCATCATTAAAAACACAAATTAATGAATTAAGACCTGATAATATTGATGTTTTTAAAGAATTTTATAATGATTCTGTATTATATAATAATAATAGTGATAAATTACTAAATTATACACAATTTAAATCAAATAATAGTTTAAATGAATTAGGGTTTTATAATATTTTAAGTAAAACATCTGATAAACAAATTAATTATAATACTGATGTTGATATTATACTATCAAATGAATTAATAATAAAAATATCAGATATAAATTTATCAAAAAAATATAATAAAACAATAGGACGTATTTCACATATTAATAAAAGAAATAAGAATACAGGTAATTATCTAGTTGATTATATGTTATTATCTGAAAGTAATTTTAAAATGGGTGATATTATTCAAACTTCAGTATCAAATTGTATTGCAATGATAGTACCTTCAACTTGGAGTAATAATTCATTACCAACTTTTAATGATATTAAAAACGATTTAATTTTAGATAAAATTGAAAATGGTTATGATGGTTATTCTATTCAAGTATCTACATCACCAAATAAAACTACATTAACAGGATTAGGTGGTATTAATATGTCAATTAGTATTCCTATAAAATCTTCATTATTATTTAATTATCCTAATACACCTTATAAAGAATTAGGTTTTGAAAAACAACAATTAGATTTTAATTTTCAACATATGAATTCTGTTAAAGAAAATATTTTTGATATAGATTATATTTATGTTGAAAATGATTATTCAACTGATACACTAGATGATAGATTTGTTATTATAAAAACTACAAGAGAACATAATTTTAATGTAGGAGATAGAATATATATAAATGATTTCTCATTATATAATGATTTATTCAAAACAACACCAAATACTATACTTGAAATAGATAATTATGAACCTTTTATAAATTGGTTTGATAATTTAGATATTAATTATCAAAAAATATTAAAACAAAATATTGATTCTCACGAATTACATAATTTATTTACAAAATGTGTAATAGTTTATTACACAAATAAATACAATAAAGAACAAATTCAATATTTAGGAAATATAGGTATGAATTTAGAACAATATGATAATATTAATGATAATAATTATAATAAAAATCCTTTTATTAATTTATTTTCAATAAATAATTATTCATATGTATACATATATTATAATCAAAAAAAAACTAATATTACAATTACTTCAGGTGAAAGTATATTAACAGGATTAAGTGATGGTTATTATAAAGCATTAGGAAATTTACCTCATAAATTTGTTGGTTATACTAATAGTTTTGATAATATAAATTCTGTTATAATAGATATTTCTAGTAGTAAAACTTTTCCAGATACATACAATATTACTAATTCTATTACTCACAAATATACATTTACAGATACAGTAACAACAGAAACATATACTCCATTAGATATTTATGAAAAAACTGATGATTCATTAAATGTAAATGAATATTATATTAATAATAGTACAACTCCTTATAATGTTTTAGATGGAACATTAAATCGTGGTATTATTAGAAGTCATATTAAAAATATTAAAGTATGTGGTAATAATTCATCTAATAATACAATTTTTGATAATTATGTTTTAATAATAAATCAAATTATAAGTTCTAATATTATAAGAATTGGATTAAAAAATAATGAACAAATTCCTATTTTATATAGAAATTATTATCAAATTAATAAAGTAATATTAATTAATAATGAAAAAATAAATATTATAAAAACTATTGAATATAATGATTTGTATTATGAAATTTCATTACATTACGAAGATAGTTTTAATATTAATATTAATATAATACCTTATCATTCTATTAGTTTTGTTTATTCAAATACAAAAAAAAATCAAAATAAAATTAACATTTATAAATATAATTTTAATTTAAATGACTTATATAATAAATGTATTACTATTAATTCTTTTGCAACAATTGAATCTTTAACTAACAAAGAATATATTAATGAAATTGCTAATATAAATTCACAACAAGATAATATTGATATATATAATATTGAAAATGTTAAATCTAATTCATCTAATGATTATAATATAGTTATTGATGTTGAATCATATTTATTAAAAAATTTTCAATATATATATAATATATCTGGATTTTATATTGTAAATGATAATATTAATAATATTGATATAATTAATAATTCTATTAAATATATATCAAATTTCTTAGATTTAAATAATAAAGGTAATATTACAAATATAACTTTATTACAACAATTACAAAATTATATATTAATATTTACAAATACTTTTAATGATAAACTAAATACACATATTAATAATATTGAAAGCAAATATAATAAAAAATGTTATATTATATATAGTAATAATATTATTTATAAAAATATTAGTAATTATGAAATACAAAATATTAATATTTCACATTTAATTATTAAATGTACAGCAACAAAATCAAATAATTTATTTGTAATTCATAATTCTTATCCAATTCAAAATAATACAACAATTATTTTTAATAAAAATATAAAAGAAATTAATAATCTTATTGTAAATCAACAATATGTTATTAAAAATTTAAATAATAATACATTTAAATTATATCATTATGATAATAATACTTTACTTGAAATAAATGAAGATATAACAAAATCTATTGATTTACAAACTAATATTACATCATCTGTATTATCTTCTTGGAGACCTATTCATTTTTATAATTTAATTGAATATGTATTTGATTTTATAATACTTAATTATTATAATATTTATGATATTTGGAATTATGATAATAATGCTACTATATCTCAATATTTAAATAATGATATAAATGAATTTAAATTTAATATTTCTTTACAACAAGAAACACAAAATTATTTAAATAGTGATTATATTAAAGATTATATTTTAATTACATGGTTATTATATTTATCAAATAATGAATTAACACACAATCAAACACAAATAATAAATATTATGAAATATACTAATTTCCCTATTAGTTTTAATATTGACTATCCTTATACATTATATAATTATATTGATAATATATCATTATTTAAACCAATAAATTCATTAACTATTTCGACATCATATATTACACCAAATATTGAAATTATTTATGATATTATTGATGAACAAATAATAAATAATTTTATTGTTAATAAATTGATTCAATTTCCATTAGAAAATAATATTGGACAAATTATTTTATATGGCATGAATAATAATTATACTTCATATGATGATGATTATTACTCATATATTACACACACTGATTTAATTATTTATAATTCCGATAACAGTTTTATCCATAATTTTACTAATAATACTCCTTATAGATATTATAAATTTATAATTAGATCACAAGGTTTATTAGAATATAATTTTAGTCCTCTTAGTATGACTAATATTGTACTAAAAAATAACAATGATTTTATAGATATTCAATATAAATATCATAATACATATGATACATTTAAATATATTCCATTTTCAGTTTTAGATACAATTATACAAGATGAAACTATTACACTTAATTTTAATACTGAAACATCAATTATTACATTTAATACAAATATTTCAAAAATTATTACTTATTTTAATATTATTTCGGAAACTACAATTAAATTAGTTCAATTATATGGTATTTTAGATAATAATGAAATATTAATTAATAGTTATGATAATGTTAATCTAACAAATAATATTATAAATACTTTTACAAATGAAACTTCTTATCAATATTATAAATTTAAATTAATATCTTTATTTAATAGTTTAGATATTAATACTAATAATAACATAATTATTAAAGGTTTAGTTGTTGGTAATATTTATAAATATGACTATAATAAATTATATATTGAAGATAATAATTATATTGTAGATGTAGTTGATAAAGATATTTATTATGAACTTATATTAGAATATGATTTAATAAATTCACATTTAAAAGGTGAAAATATTATTATTATGGAACCTGAAATAGAACATAATATGTTTAATACTCAAAATATTATTATTAATGGTGAATGGCATACAAGATTATTTTATGAAGGAAACTATTCAATTTATAATCAATCACATAACACATATACTTTATATAAAAATCAATATAAAATATTTGAAAATATTATTTTAGATAATAAAGTAATTACTCAAATACACTCAAATAATAATTTAATTAATAAACGTAATG